TTGTAGAGCGAAAGCACAGTATTTCTTGCTTCCTGCTACGAACCAGTAACCAGTTGTGTTATCACCTGAAACTAATTCAGATGTATAAATCTCGAATCCTGCAATAGAACCGATAAGTCCTTTCTTGACTACGTTATCGTAGGCTGATTGAACTGCTGGAATAAACTCTGCAGCTTGCATAAGTATTCCCTCGAACTGTGAGTTAACAACCATAAATCGTCCTTCTTTTGGAGAAAGAGATTTACCTAGAGCTGTACGAACTGCAACAATTTTTTCATATACATTAGATTTTGTAACTGCTAGAGCTACAGCACCTGCGATAGAGAAAGCAGCACCTGCTGATATAGCACCACCTGTATAGGCTACACCATCAAGGTCTTTAATAGTGATACTTGTTGTTGATGTAAATGCAGTAACAAGGAATGAACCTGTCAATCCTGTTGCTGTAAATATTCCACCAACCATTCCTGCTGTGAAGGTTGTACCTGAACCTGTAACCACACCTGTAGTAACAGCAATTTCTACTGTACCAGTAGCATAAGCTGTACCAACCATATTAGCTGCATTTACGTTTTTCCTCATATATAGAAGAATGTCTGTATCAATCAAAGTTGACATATCATTCTTAGTGTTCATAGCATATTCGCTAATAGCATCTATATCGTTTTGTATCTTATCAACATCATCAACTCCGAAGGAGAAGTAATATTGCTGGTCGATTATAAGGTCTTCGTATGTAGGTGTAAGTTCTTGCTTAACCAACTGCATACCTTTTGTGTACTCAGAAAGAGAAATCTTTCCTGCTGTACGAACACGAACTCTATCACCTGAATCTTTAATAGCACCTTCGTAGGTAGTATTAGTGATACTTGGGTAAAGAGTGTCATTGTAGAGTAAATCTACAAGTTTTAATGAATACTTTATTGGTGTAAAAGCAGCCATTACTGGAGTAATAATTTGAGTCATTTGTTTTTTGTTAAATTAAATTTTAAACTTATAAATGACATAAATTTGCTATATTTTACCAGATGAAATATCTTCGTTAAATTCTTTAGATAGTTTTCTGAATTTTGTAGGACTTTCCTTCGCCATTCTATCCCAATCTTCGAGAGTTCTACTTACTTTCGTTTCTTTATTACTACTTGAAGTAGACCTTTCTAAATCAACTTGTGATTGTTTCTTTTCTGATTCTTTAGCACCTATATCTTTAGCTTGGTCAAATAAATGAATTTTGGCAATATCCCCTAGGATTTCCTCAATGTTGTCTGGAACACTTCTTGGATTAAAATATTTGCTTTTAAATTCATCCTTTGTCTTTGCTAGTTCTGGGTATTTTTGAATAGTAGATTCTAATGCTGAATTCCACTTATTTTCATGATATTGTTTCTGAGCAAAAGCATATGCAGGGTCTTTTTGTAGGTTTTCTGCCGCCTTTCTAGTAACTGTATCAGTATAAGCTATTAAATTCTTCTGTGCATCTTCATCTAGTTCTTCAAAACCAGGATAAAGGGTATCTATGTCTTGTTGAGGAGCTTTAGGCTCAACAACGGTGTCTTTTAGCTCGAGTTCCTTTTTAAGAGTTTTGTTCTCATCTAAGAGCCTTTGGGCTTCCTTAGAAGACTCGCTAAACTTTTTTGAGTAATCAATAGCTGATGCGACATTATCTGCTACTGCGTTTGGAGAGTTTTCTATCTCTTGCGTTCCTTTATCGTTTTCTTGAGGGTTGGCTTCTTCAGCGACCTCAACTTCTTCAACTACGGAGTTTGCTTCTTCTTTTTCCATATATTTATTTTCCGTCTTATTTCTAAGGTTTGGAATATTATTTATAATTAGCTTTTGAATGGTACTATAACCATATATTTATTTCTTTACTAATGCTTCTATTGATTTCTTAGCAGCTAACTTTTCCATCAATGGACTATTAATAAAATTCAATATCTTTTTAATAAACCGAACTTCCACCTTTCTGAATATTTCAGCTTCTTTTGATAGTTCGATGTCTGTTAATCGTGAAACAGCTATATCTAATTCGTATTTCAACCACTCTTTATATTCTTTCTGAGTAATCTTTCTGCCATTTAAAGCATCTTCCCACTCTCTAAATGTTTTCTTTTCTTCTTCATTAAGAGCTTCAAAGTTTTCAATACCTAATTTTTCTATTTCCTGTTCTAGATTCATATGTTTTGTTGATTTGCATTAGTGCTTTTAATACTATCTTGTGGGTTATTAACAGAGCTTGGTGCTTCCTGTTCTGTATTGAGTGGTTGCTGTGGATTTTCTGCTGCCATTATGGCTTCTATTTCTTCAGAAGAAAAATCTAATAATTCTAGTTCTTTCTTTTTAGCTAACATTAGAGCAGTTCTATTAGTAGCAAATGAGTTCTTGATGTATTGAATTTTCTTTAAATCAAAGTCATCAGCAATACTTGAATCTGCTTCCATCTCTACAACTACTTCGTAACCTTCAGGAGAAATCCAATCTGTAGGAGCAATTTCTTTTGTATAATAGTTTCCATCACCTCCTTTCTTACTAATCTTAATACTTCCATTTGAGTTAGCTTTAAGTAATTCGTAGAAGATAAGTCCTAGTTCTTTCCAAGCAGCTTTATAGTTTTTAGATACAACTTGATTAATTCCTTTTGATTGAGCTAATGAAAGTTGAATTTGTCCAAGTGTTTGTTCTCCTTTTTCTTTAACTCCTCTTTCTAATGGAGTTTGTGCAACTGAGGATTGAATTAAATTCTTTAACCAAGAGATTTGATTTGAAGTATCATTTAGTTTTTCAATCTTAACTTGTTTAATTATCTCATCAGGATTTCCAGGGACTCCGTACATACCGAATGGCTTAGGGTCAAAAGCTCTTGGTTGGAAAGTACCATTCATTGTATTAAAGAAGTACATTCCAAAGTTAGCATATGTTCTATTCTCTAAGTCTTGAGAAATATACATATTAGTAATCTTGTTGAAAGTTCTAATATTATCTGCAATTCCATCTGACCATACATCTGTTATGTCAGGGTCTGAAGCCCAAGATACAATAGGTAATCTTTTAATACCAGTTGCTTCCTTTAAAGTTTTATTAGATAGAACAACGCTGTCTGTAGCGATTGTTCTTAGGTGTCTAACGAACTTCTTTTCTTCTTCATTCCAAACAAGTTTATAAGATTCATTAAGTTCAATCATTACATCTGATGCACCATAGTCATCAAAGTTATAAGCTCCTAGATTCTCTAATCTTTCTTTCTTTGCTTCGTAGGCTTCAGTATCACTATTAGCTTTAATAATCCCATGTTCTGAATCAAGATACTGTTTAAGTTCATTCTTTGCTTCTTGGTCATAATTAGGGTTAGCTAAAATTTCTTTTAGTGAACGATAGATATGGGTATGAATTATATAACTTGCTGAACTTATATCTAATGGATTTACTCGTGGGTCTATTTCAATATCGTATGGGTCAATTAAATCTATAAAGATTTTATTCTTATTCATTCCAACTTTCTTAAAACTTCTTCCTTGTAGTCCAACAACTTTTTTATCAACATTATCAAGAATGTCTAAATTTAATCTATCGTAATAATACTTATAGATTTCATTAACAAGTATTTCACCTGTTTTATTTTTATTAGTTTTTCCTCTAGTTTCAAATTTAAGTTTTGGTGGTTCATCTATCTTAGAAATCCAACTTGAGATTGTTTCTCTAATAATAGGAACATTAACAGGCTGACGTTGTGTCAACCTATTAGTGTTTACCTTATCTCTATAGAGAGAATAATTTTCATTCCATTGTTTAAATCTACGTTCTTTAAAAGCAACAGATTCATCTTTATCTCTTTTATGCTCTGCGATTATTGTTTCGTTATCTTGCATTATTTTTTATAATTAATTATAAACTACTGTTACGTCTGCTGTTCCTCCTATTGTTATATAACAACCTTCAAAGAAATCTGCATTACCTAATTTAATAAATCTATCAAATGTAGTTAGGGCTGATGTTGCTGGAAGTGTTATTGTAGAGAACATTAATGGTGCTGGATTTAATCCACCTAATATAGTATCTGAACCCCATGTTCCATTTGTAAGTGTAGTTGAAACTGTTATTGAATTAGATACTTTATCGTATGTTTTAGAAATAAGAGTTTGTTCTGTATCTGAGTTAGTTGAACCTGCTAGATATGGATGAGCTATTGTTCCTGTTGAATAATTTGTCCCTTCTGTTGCTCCTTTATCTATTGCTAGTTTAAAGTTATCTAAAGCGTTAGCTGTTGCTGCTCCGAATAACACTTGATTTGTAATAGCTGTAGCTCCTGCTGTTTCTGATAATTCTGATACCCATGTATAAGTTATATCTCCTGCTGTTACTGTAGCTGCTGCTGTTGTAACTCCTGCTACTGGTACTGCTGCACCGAAAGCATAGTTAGCCATTGTTTCTGTAGTATCAACTGCATTAAGATAGTTACCTGGTTGTCTTGCTACAAATAATTGTGTTGTAGCTGTGTTAGTATGAGCAACCCAATTAGGGTTTACTACTGTTGCTGTGGAATATTCTGTTCCTGCTGTTGCTCCTGCATTAATTGCAAGTTTAATATTGTCAAGGAATACTGCTGCTGATGTTTCCCAAAGAACTTGGTTAGCAACTGATGTTGCTCCTGATGTTTCTGAAAGTTGAATTACTCCTGTATAAGTATTATCTCCAAGTGTAAATGTTGCTGCTTCTGCTGATACTGATGCTATTGAATCTCCTGTACCTCCACCAAATGTAGTATCTTCCCATGAAGTTCTTGTTGCTGTTCCTACTGTAGGCATAGCATTGATTGCTGCTGTGTAAGTATCATCTCCAACTGTTCTTGCTACGAATGTTTGTACTGTATCTGTATTAGTTGTAGCATAAACGAATGGGTGAGCTGCTGTACCATGAGAATATTCTACTCCCCAAGTACCAGTTCCATTAACGGCTGCTTTTAAGTTATCTAAGAATGTTTCACCTGCTGTAGCACCTGCTGTATATAAAATTTCGTATGGTGCTGATGTTAGTGCTAATACTGCTGTATATTTTACTGTTCCTATTGTTACATAGTTACCTGCTACTGGAGCATCTATTGTAAGTTTAGTTGTTCCATGTGAAGCCATTACTGCTGCACCTGAACTTGTAAGAGTTGCTGTTGCATGAGAAGCTGGAACAATAACATCTGTCATTGTTAGCTTAACAGTTCCTTTAACTCCTGCTGTTGTAGCTGTAAGTCCATCATTAACTGTGATAGTTCCACTTGTATGTGAATTAACTACGATACCTTTTAATTGTCCTGCACCTGTAGCTGCTTGCCCTGATGCACTCATGTTTTTATAAAAATTTTTCATTATATTTTTTGGTTTGTAAAGTAACCACACTTAGTATTAATATTATTAGTATAGCATACTTTTAATCATTTGTCAAGTCTTTTTTAGTTATTTAGAATCCAAATTCTTCATACATAGGAGAAACACCTTGAGTCTGGTAAGAATCGTTATAGGCACTCATCCTAATAGGTTTTTGTGGAATCTTCCAAACAGCTAAAGCTAATGACATAATCCTATCATCATGCTTTCCGTCAGGAACTTTAATAAGGGTACTACCAGTATTGCTTAGTTCATAGGTCATAGATTTAAGTTCTGTTGTTAGGACTTCATCGTCAGGAATTTTAATTTTATCTTGCTCTAATAGTATTTGTAAATTTCTTAATAAATCAGTTCTACTAGCTCTATTAAACCTAAATGGAGTAATATTCATTCCTCTAGCATTTAAGTCATCAAATATAGGTTCTCCAACACCTGTTGAATCAAGTACAATCATGCCTTTATTATGCTTTAAGTAGGCATTTTCAATTCTAGCCTTCTGTAGGTTATAATCCATCTGGTTAAAGGAATCCTGCTTCATTAGGTGGAAATCATTTAGATTAAATGGAGATATAACAGTAAAGTCATTGTATTTAGCCAAGTCTACTCCTAATTGATACATAGCCATTTGTTTAGGTTGGTATTCATCATATTTATAGGTATTTTCATCAACTCTCTTAAAGAATCCTAATCCATTATCTAGGAAGGTACAATAATACTCCTGTTTGAATAAATCTGCAGGCATTTCTTCTTTAGCATCTATTAAATCTTCTTTTGATAGTGCTCTAGTATTTTCAACTGTAAGAGTTTCATTAAACCAGTTATCATTCTTCTTAATATCATTCATTAAATCCCAAGCATGGTTAGTTCCACGAGGAGTCATAATAAATACAGCCCAACCTCCATTTTCTCTAAGAATAGGAGTGATAAAATTCCACACATCAGGTTTCATAAGGGAATACTCTGAAAATACTACTCCAATAGGGTTAGTTCCAACAATACGGTCAATGTTATCAGCTCCAACCATCTGTAAAATAGACCCATTTACTAGCTCTATTATCATATCTGACTGGTTTATAGTCTTTACTATCTCTTTAGGAAAGTGGTCTAGGAATTTAAAGCCTGATTTATCAGCTCCAGTCCAAATAACCTTCTTAGCCTGTGAATATGTAGGTAGAAAGTAATAATAAGTACCAACTCTCTCCATCATCTTCTTTGGTAAGTTAGCAAATATAGTCTTATCTTTACCAGAACGTCTATGAGCTACCCAGAATAACCTCTTAATACCAGAATCCCAGGCTTTAAGGATAGGAATTTGATAATCTCTAGGTGTGAATTTAAAAGGTAATTTTACTATTATTTCGTTATTCATTAGTTATTTCTTCAGTTATAGCTTCTTTTATAATAGGTTGTGCTTCAATGGGGATAGGGTCTGCGTAGGAAACACTTTCAATTTTAATATCATGGGATACATTTTTATCTTCAATAACTTTAGTGGAATATCCAACATCCTTACCTAGTGTTGTAACAACTGTCTTAGAAACATCTACTACAACTCTTAACTTATCAATATCAACTTCTTCTTCTTCTGTTCCATCTTCCATTAGTTTCATCTTTGAATAATCCATTCTAAGAACTCTAGATAGATTCCTTTCTGCATTAGTCATCATAGAACTTCTTCGTAGCTTATCTTTCTTATCTTTAAACCATTTCATCTTTGACATATTCATAGCCGTATTTGGTGAATAACCAGCTAAATTCGCTGCCTTTCTTGCTGAAGGAACTCCAGCTCTCCAAGTCTTAACATATTCCTCCCAACACTTATCTCTACGATTTTGTGATGCTTCTCCTCCTGTGCTGTTTCTTAACTTAGGGTCTGTAACAATATTTCCAGCTCTTGAGATGTATACTTCTTCTATAGTACCATCATCAAGTGTAACAAGTTTGGTATTTTCCAAATCTTCAGGATTTAAAGAGTCTTTATCTATTATAATATCTTTTACTGTTTTAGGCATTACTTAGATGGTTTACTAGCTGATAAACTAATATTCTTACTAATTGACTTATTATCTAACATAACTGCTTCGGCAATCATAGCAATAACATGATTTCTAAACTCAACATTATTATCTAATGGTAGAGTGAAGTTTACATTTTTAACCTTCTTTTTAATCTTACCTTTAGCATCCTTTTGATGTAATTGTAGTGTACCAAAAATAGCTGGTTTATTTCCAACTAGAGTTTCCTTGTCTTCAGGAGACTTATAAATAGGAACATCTTGAATTGTTAATTGTAAACGCTTCACCTTGCCCTCGAACTGCTCATCTAAACTTATTGTTTTTTTATTCATAGGTATATTGTAACATAATATTAATCATTTGTCAAGTCTTTTAGTATCTAATATGTGGATAAACCTGTGGATAGTTGTGTAGATAAGTTTGTGATTTTAAATAAACCTCTATAAGGTTGTTGTTATTTTAGAAAGTTATTAACATGGTGTAAATTCCCTTGACATCTTCCTTTGAATATGTTATAATGGAAGTCTGGTGGAGAAGGTGGCTGAGTATGAGCCTCTCTAACTGGATGCCGATTAAATCATACGATTGCTCTAATTCTATACGGGGAGAGATTCTTTCAGGAAAAGAGCTACGATAATATCATTCAACAATCTGTTGTCCTTGTGATATTATGTTAACCTGTTACACGTCTATCGATATGAAAACAGAGAGAAGGACAAGGTACATGCCGAGAGAAAACGGAATAACATGTACTGTGTTTAATAGCTACACCATAGGCTATTGCCCTTTTCTACCAAGGAGAGGCTTTTTTTTTACTTAAAGTTAGATAACATATGGGTTGTTTTATGAGCGATTACCTGTATAGATAGGGTTTAGATATTTGTATTACATTATTATATGAAAATAGCTTGGAGGTAATTCTATCCGCTTTCCTATACCTTAATAAAAATAAAACCCACCTCCCGTCAACATTATTAAAGCATACTTTTCATCATTTGTCAAGGGGTAGGGGGTATACAATAGAATGACTAAAAAATATAGAGTGGCTGAAATTATAACACACCCTTTCATGGTTGTCAAGCCTTGTTGTCCTTCATGTTGGCTGGCTTAGATTCCCCAGCTAGGATAGAGACGGAGGAGTGCCCTCTAATAACCTATATCAGTCCATATCAGCTATCACAATCATGACTCACTTGACAAGCCAATCAATTCATGTCGTTGTACGACTATACATTACACCATACAACCCTTATCTGTCAAGGTTATAACATTTTAATGTCGTAAAACATAAAAGATATAACTATAATATATAATTAAAGAGTATCAATACTACCACTTACCCCATTTAAATGCAACCTAGAGCCATTTAGAGACTATCAGATTACCCTTGACTTGTGTTTTAACTTGTGATATTATGAGTAGTTTACTTAAAATAGTTATCCACAGTGCTATTATATCTTTTCTATGATATACTTATTGCATAACCAATCAATTAAGAAGGTTATAATAATATGAAAAAAGAAGTATATGCTGGTTTAGGTTTTGTTTTGTTTATGATCATTATGTTTTTGTTTTTGATAGTTTCCTAGTCCTTAGAGTCCATTATATCAATATAGTGGATTTTATAGGTGTAGCAATCTTATTATAATAAAGCTATGTCTGAAAGATTAAAGTATAAAAAATGAGCACGGGGCTATCTTTTATACATAAGTATCAGGTCTTTAAAAATAAAATAGAATGATAAAAATAATAAACTTCAATGACTTTCTAGACGAATGGAACATATTTGAAGATAGAAAGAATACCTTTTCTTATGAAGGTAAAAAAGCTTTGTTCGAATACCTACAGGAATATGAAGAAAGCACAGGCGAAGGAGTGAAGCTTGATATAATTGCCTTGTGTTGTGAGTATTCTGAACATGAAAGTGCTATCAAGTGTGCTGAAAATTATTTTGCTTTTGGATTGTCTGATATTGATAATATAACATCAGACGAAGCAGAAGAAGAAGCACTAGTATTTTTGCAAGATAATACACAAGTGATAGAGGTCGAAGATGGTGGAATTATCATCCAAGACTTCTAATATGACTAAAAAAGATTTTGAATTGATAGCAAGTATAATTTATAGAGCTATGTTTCAAGCTAGGTTAAGGAAAGGACAGGAACTTATAGAGCAGGAAATTGAAAATATAGCAGGAGATTTTACTCAAACACTAGGGGATTTATACCCACGATTTGACCGAAACAAGTTTTTACTAGCTTGTGGTGTGGAATAAATAAGAGTTTTAGATTTATAATAGCCATTGAGTTATTAAAACATTAAAGCCGTTACAACTGATACTGTAATGGTTTTTTTTGATGTCTACAACACCACACTTTAACCATTTTGTCAAGTTTTTAATTTCAGAAGATACATTTTTGAAAAGACCAGACGAACCAATTTCAGCATAGATAGATAGGTAGAAACCAAAACGGATATTGATAGGGAATTCCAGGGAAAATAGTTATCCACATTGACATTGATATTTAAAAATGCTATAATGGGAACATGAAAGCAATATTAGAATTAGGAGGATTAACACACAAGTCGCAATCAAAGATGAAGATTATTTAGATTGGACAGAAGAAGCTAAAAAGAAATTTTTAACTTCTCAATTATTAATAGCATTTTCAAGACAATTAGAAGATAAGATTACATTTTATGAAATATAAACTAGCAAAACAATTAAAAGATGCAGGGTATCCACAAAGAAAACACTCTGTTGGTT